ACCAGAGGAACACGTAGACATAGATGAAATAGGAGGACTACATGACTAACAAAAGAGTATGGGATCAATTCAAACATACTGATCCTAAGTTCACCAAACCATTCAGTAAGTTTGGTAGAACACTAACAACAACTGATCCTATGTATCAAGTAATGAGGATGACTGATTACTTTGGTCCAGTCGGTGAAGGTTGGACATACGAAGTAAAGTATACCTATACTGAGCAGAATGTATTTGCTGAACTCAAGATAGGTTGGAAGCAAGATACCAACAAAGACTTTAATTGGTATGGACCAGTATCAGCAGTGAATCCCTTATACAATACAAAGGGTTCACTAGATGATGAAGCACCTAAGAAAGCTATGACTGATGCTATGACTAAAGCTATGTCGCATCTCGGTATGTCCGCAGATGTATTCTTAGGATTGTTTGATAGCAATAAATATGTTTCACAAATGAAAGAAAAGTTTGCTGCTAAATCAAACGTAGATCAATCTAAAGTAAGGGAGGTTACATGAAAAGTGATGCAGATAAAATAGATGAAACACTTGGTTATGAATTAGGTAGTATTTGGGAAGAATTAGAATCAATCAAATACTCTCTAAGAGAAATAAAACAACTTTACAAACAAGAACTATTACACAAAGGAGTAATTAAAGATGATAAACAGAGTAATACTAGTAGGTAGATTAGGTACAGATCCAGAGATCAAAGCTACCAGCAAAGGTGATGAGTTTGCTAACTTTAGCCTGGCAACTTCAAAGAAAATCAAGACCAAAGATGGTACATGGCAAGAGAAAACTACTTGGCATAAGGTTACTACCTTTGATCCTAATCTAACACAGACTATCAAGAACTATGTGAAGAAAGGTACAATGTTATACATCGAAGGTGAGATAGATGTATCTGACTACACAGATAGTAATGGTAACAAGCGTTATAATACTTCTATCATTATCCCTAGAATGGGTATTATGAAGATGATTAGTACTAAAGGTGATGCTAAACAATCACCTTCTAAAGACATCAATGATGATATGCCAGATGACGATATCCCTAGCGATATACCGTTTTAAAAGTTTGTACTCTTTGGAGTGATATACCATCAGCTAAGCTCTTCCTTTCAGCTGATAGAGTACATATGGGTAGGTTTATTTGCATTATCCTACCCTAAGTTTTGTGTGGTAGTAATCGTAATTGCCTCGAGGACACACTACTTTAAAGTCGTGCAAATGCCGCCACGAAGTACGTGCCACACAAATAGTTTTACTCATGTACCAAGATGATGGTGATTGAGTAGAATGACAAGGTGCTAGTACTAACAATAATTAATTTCATTAAGAAAGGATAATTAGTTTGTGTATATATCCCCTAGTATTAGCACCTTACAAATGATAGAAAGAGTTAATGACAATGATTGTTAAAGGAGAACTAGACGAATTGGTAGACACACTTCAAGATTACAGTGTCTATCTCAAGCAGTTCGGTTATGATACCGATACTATTTTTGCAGCATATGCCATCATGGCAGCTTCGCTATCAGGCAAAAAGATTAAGAAAAACGCTTCCTCAGATGCTATTAGAGAACGTATGAAAGAACTTAGTGTCGTTCAAGTCCGTAGTTCTGGTACAGTTCATTAGCATATTCCACAGCATCAAAACTATGATGTTCCCAAAACCTTTGTTCTGGTTTATACTTACCCCATGTCAGATCTGAATGGTGTTCAAAACACAATGGTACTACAAGCTGATTAGATCTTTGATGTTGAACCTGGCTACCACGTAGATGATGAACATTCATTGGTGAATTAGACATACAACCTGGAACGCAACATCCTTCTTGGATGATCTTCTTAAAATACTTTAAATCTTTAGATGTATACTTTGCCATCCCATGAACCATCCTTCCTTAATAACATTGGAACTATGGATGGTACACCATTAGTAATGACACCACAAGATAAGATTGGTTTAGCCATGTTTACTTTCATATAAGCCATAGCCATAGACTTCTTATCAACTAAACAACCAACAGACATACCCCAGTTTAAATGGAAGTCATTACCAACATACTCTATGTTTGACTGAGTATGATAGTGTCCTTGAACTACCGAAGCAGACATCATCTGTACTGCCTTCACAATGTTCTTCGATACTTGATGTGCAAAGTAAACTCTCCCCATAGGAGTTTCTTCCCAGTGTGATTCTTTCCACTGCCAACCATGACCTACATCTAGTATCTCATTGTAGTCTTTCAGAAAATATTTAGACATACCCTTTGCCATAGCACGTCTGAGGACCATAGAACCATGATTAGATTCTAGTATAGTCATAACAGGGAACATAGCTTCTAGCTTCTTCATGTGATATCTACCGATCTCTAGTTCATCAGCAGGTGATGGTAGATCTGGATTGATTACGTGAGAAACATTAATAGAGTGCCAATCCATTTCGTCTCCGATATGAATAACATTCGTAGGATTATACTTATGAGCCAGAGCTTCAAGAAAACGATAGCTATCAGGGTGGTGATAAGGAACATGAAGGTCAGAGATGACCAAAATTCTATCGTTTTTTCCTGTTTTAAGAGCCGTAGAAGGGGTACTTTCACCTTTCCTAGGTCTACCCCTACCCCTTTTTACTATTATTGAATTTGTCTGCGACTTTTTCTGCTGATCTTCCAACTGTATATCCTCCTATTCCTACTAGAATAATGTTTAATAGGGAGTTCTGTACAGACTCTGGAATGTTAGGTGCAGTAAACCCAAACCAATGAGCTACCATTAAACCAGCAAACACCAACATCATAATTGGTCGCCAGTTTCTTTGTAAGAATCCTCCCTGTGCTTCTGTTTGTATTATTTTAGCAGCACCTTCTAGCTCTGCTAGTTCTCCTGCTAAGATTTTTTCTTGGACTTTTGCTTTGAGTTTTTCAGCATCACCTTTATTATCGACAACCTTATCAATAGTTTTAAATACTGCTCCTGCAACTGGTCCGAGTAAGTTAAGCATTGATCCCTGCCATTATGTCTGCCAACTTCTTGGCTCTCATGGGTGTCTGTTCTCTCCATCTACTGTTTAACATTTCCCCTGCACACTCTATATACCTCTGGTTGTATAAGTGTGATAAAGCGTTTTTAAATTTTGATACACCAGCTTCCCCCATTTGAAAAACCATTTCAATAATAACTTCACGAGCTTCTTCAACAATATCATAACCACTAAGAATATTTTCAGCACCATCAACTGCACGTTGAAAATCACTCTCAAATAAAGCCTCCCATCCTGATCTGTCTGTCGGTATATCTTCACCAGGTATGATCTTATGTCCATAACCCCCAGTTTCAAATCCCAATGTATCTTTGTAAACAGTTTCACAATACCCTTCATGTTCTTTAATCCTCTCTTTTAAATCAGTATACATCACTCTTAGTTGTACAGAATCCTGTAATATACAAATCCTTTTCTTCTCTTAAAGTATATTTAAAATTATCTACATATGCAACACACTGTGCAACTGTGTTAAATGGTTGAGATAAGGGTTCTGCTATACATACCTCATTCAATGGAGAGGTTAGCGACTGCACACAGGCAATCAATATTAGGTATACCTTCATACCTAGTATACTATAGAGATAATTATTCCGAGTAAATTAGAGAATACTAAGAAGCCAACACTCCAGAGTACTCTCTTAATCATAGCCATATCTTTTTCAATATGATGTAAGTGATTGTTTTGAATAGTATTTAGACGTTCAGAAATAACAGCTACCTGCTTATCAAGGTTAGCTAGTTTTTCTGTGTCCAGAGTCATGCGGCTTGACTCGGTTTCTTTTGATATTTGAGTTCCATGTTTTCAGCTCGTAATAATTTATTCTTTTCTTTCTCCTCTTGTAACATATCTAGAGCCATATGATAAGTCTTTTTCATTTCGTAATATTCTTTTTCAATAGTATGTGCTTCAGCTGCAGTCATATCTTTTCCTTTCAATAAATTGTGGTGTAAAGGA